AATCTCAATTGCCTCAACTTTGGCTTTGAGACTTTCAAAATTAGCAGATAAAGTAACAAGATCATTATTTGCTGTTAATGCCATTTTAGGTCTGCTCTAAATAACTTACGGTAACGTCAATAGCACTAGCGGTATCAGCTCTAACACGAAGAACATCACTACTTTCCATAATTACTTTTGAACCACTAATTAATTCAAGTGAAGAGCCAGCTGGTATTGGTGCATTTCTTAAAAGAAAAACATCATCTCCTGAATTAGTTACCAAGAAAACATCTACATCAGCACTAGCTCCTGTTTTATTTGAAACTAAAATACTTAAGAGAACTAATGTTGCAGAACCTCCAGCGGATAAGACATTCGCAGTTGAGCTCGTATGTGCATCAGTTGTACAACTTGATTTTGTATCGACTTTGAAGGTGTTTGCCATATTATCCTAAAGCAATAATTAATGCTAAGTTTTCCCCGGAATCAAAGCTTCCTGTTACTGATAAAGTTCCATTAACTTGGACATTACCTGTAAAGGTAGCAGCTCCATTAGCATCTATTGTAAGACGGCTAGACCCACCAGTAACTAAAGCTATTTCGTCCGCAGCTGGGCTTATTAATCCTGTATTAGCATCTCCTGTGAATTTAAGAGCACAATTATTAGTAGTTCCTCTATTAAATTGTGAATTAGATCCATCCTGTCTTAATACAGGAAATCCACCATTTGTTAATGCATCATGAATAACAACAGTTTTTAAAGAGGTGTCTACCGTAACTTCGCCATCAGCACCTTTAAACGATTGATGCTCAGCTGTTGTTCCTCTTCTAAATTGAACCTGGGTTGCCATAATACTATGATAACGCTACTGCTATTGCGGTAGCAAAACTTTCAGTGCTGATTGTCCCATCACTGTCAGGGACAGTCATGGTTCTAGTTGTACTACCTGAGATTCCTGAACATTCAAAAGCTAATTGTTTTGTATTGTCAGAATTATCTCTTACTCTAAATCCATTATCATCAGTCACTAAAGCACTTGAAGTCACTGAAGATAATCCAGTAATTGTAGTAGCACTTGATCCTAAAGATATAGCTGTAGATCCAACCGTGACTGTGCTATTAGCTAATTGTGAATTAGGTATTGAACTAGTTCCAAACTGCCCTGTTCCTGAATTGTAAGTTAATCCAGATCCTCCAGCTACGCTTAAAGATCCTAATAAAACTACGGTACCAGCTGCATCTGGAAACGTAATTGTTCTATCAGCTGTAGGATCAGTAACAGATATAGTTGTTTCAAAATCATTCGCAGTAGAACCTTCAAAAACTAAAGTTCCACTTACAAGTTTTATTGAGTTTGCAGCATCAGCTGAACCAGATATTAAAGTCGTTCCAACTAATGTTGTAGAGGTCAACGAAGATAATCCAGCTATTGTGGTTGCTGTACCTCCTAAAGATATAGAAGTACTTCCAACTGTTAATGAAGCATTAGCTAAATTACTATTAGCAATTGATGATGCTGTTGTTAATATTGTTCCTGTTTCATTTGGTAAAGTAAGAGTTTTATCTCCACCTGATGCATCAGCTGCAGTAAGTATTGTTTCATTCGCATCAGCAGTTGATCCTTCAAAAGTAATATTTCCACTTGCTATTGATATAGAATTAGCTGCATCTACTGTTCCAGAAACTAATGTTGTTCCTATAAGAGTTGTAGAAGTTAAAGAAGTTAAACCTGTAAAAGTTCCTTGAGTAGCACCTAAAGAAACACTTGTTCCACCAATTGTTACAGCTGAATTAGCTAACTGAGCATTAGGTATAGAGCTAGTCCCAAACTCTCCAGTGCCAGCGTTATAACTTAAACCTGATCCAGAAGCAACACTAAAATGTGCCCTAGCTTCAGAAGCCGATGGTCCTGTATATGTAATTACTCCAGTAGAACTATTGTAGGCAAGACTTCCATCTCCACCAGAATCAGTTACTGATACAGCACCTCTAGCTCTTGCATTAGTAAAATATTGATTTGATCCCTCACTTAAATCAGTTGTACTATTTCCAGCAAAATCTAATTTATCAGAAGAAGAATTTAACTCCTGAAATAGACCTGAAACTAAAACAAGTGCCTTTCTTGTTGCCATTTTATATTCTGATACAATTCAAAAATTATTGAATTGTTAGTTATATTTATTTTACGTCCAGTAAACCGTCAGCTTAATTCAATAGGTGGTTCTACTTTTATAATAAATTGACCAGTAGATCCAGCTTCACCTACTCTTGTAACATAATGACCTGCAGCTGTAGGAGGTGTTGTAACTATTGATCCAGCTGAAGAGGCAGATAAAAAATATAAATCTCCTGCATCTAAACCAGCTGTGGTAACTATACCTCTAGTCAAAACTCTTATTTCAGATCCAGAAGACTTAGTTGTTTCTGCAATTCCTGCAACTTTTGCTTTATCAAAAGTATCATTTGCTATTGCTTTACCTACAAAACCATCTGAAGCTCTAGAATAAACGGCATCACCTTGTGTAATATTTTCAAAACAAGTAGTAACATATCCAGTTACCTTGAATACTGTTTGGGTTGGCATAGTAGATTTTAAATCTAAAAGCACCTCAGTTAATCCTTGAGCATTAGGTTGGTATGGGATGTAATTTTCTACACTAGCCATTAACTTAATTTAATAGGGGGTTCAATTTGTATTGCTAAAGTAGTTGTAGTTGCAGCCTCTCCTAACCTAACAACAGCTTGTCCAGCAGTTGATGGAGGAGTTAGAGTTATAGCACCAGCTGTACTTGGAGATAAGAAATATAAATCACCAGCATCTAAACCAGATATAGTTTTTAATCCAACAACTATAACTTTTACAGTTGTATTAGCAGCAGCTGTAGCGTTAGCAAAACCTACAACAGTAGCAGCCTCTGATGTTCCATCTGATGCAGTTGCTTTACCAACTTGACCATCACTTGTCCTCATATATAAAGCATCACCTTCAGTTACATTCTCAAATGCAGTTGCATCAAATCCAACCTGCAATGGTGCAAAACTAGGAAATCCTTCTTTTAAATCTATTACTGCATCTACTAAACCTCTATAGTTAGGTTCATATGGTTCACGAGTCATCGTAAAACTATTTGCTATCATCAAGTCTCTTAGGACTGCAATAGCTCCTTGTATATTAGGTTCGTAAGCAGTTGACATAATTTACCTCTATTAATATCTATTTTAAACTGTGCCTACCATTATAATAAAAGTATGGAACCTCAAGTAATTGCAGCAATAATATCTGGTAGTATTGGTGCCTTCGCTGGTATTAGTAGAGCTTTAGGAAATTTTAATAAAAAAATAGATAGAAAATTTGACAGGATTCAGAGAGAAGTAGATGATTTAAAAAACACAGTTATTCATGATTATGTTTTAAAAGAAGATTTTTTAAGAGAAATGCAAGCAGTTCATACTAAATTAGATAGAATTTTAGATCATCTTTTAAATCACACTAATTAAACATTTATCCAAGCAGAAGAAGCGGAGCTATACATAATCAATTGACTTGCAGATGTATCATAATGTAATTGTCCGTTCACAGGATTTGCTGGTTGACCTGCGGAAATAGATACTACTGCTTTGGCAGTTTGAAATGAAGATCCATCAAAAATTTTGAATATTTCAGTACTCGTTGTATCCAACCAAGTCTCACCTTTACTCGATGATGTAAAGCCAGCAGCGGAACTATTTGGTGCCGATGACCCAACATGAACAGGACCTACTTTTATTAATCCAGTGCTTGGAGAAGCTACATTATCAGCAAAAAATAAACCTGGACTTGTACTGTTATTATTTAAAGCTAATTCTCCTTCTCCTAGTCTTGTCGGGAATGGTCTGTCATTAAGTGTGCTAGATCTTCTTGTTTGAATTTGTACTGCCATGATTTACTCTACATTTATGTATAATCCTGCATCTACTACTGTATCCTGATCAGTATCTGGGTTATAAGTACTAGCATCAAGATTACTAGTATTTACAGCAGAATCTACAAGTTCTCCATTTATATAATCGCCTGCATTAATCAAGCCAGATTCAAAAATATCAGTAAATTCAATTAAAGGTTTATTTATAATTCCAAACTTAATATCATCTAAAACAGTAGGAGATTTATTAAATAATTTATTTACCATTGCAATCATCCTATTTGTAGTATTAAGAGATTGACCAGATCTATCAAGACCACCTTGTGCATCACGTTTTAAACTATCAGTCAGTGTCATAGCTACAACAGATGGATCAAAATTAGCTACATTTTGCTTATTATTAAAATTACCAATAATTTCTTTATTACCTTCCCATTTTGTAGAACGATTATATAAAGCAAATATCTCTGCAGATTCTCTAAGTTTTTCTTGTTCTTTTTTCCAATTTCTTTCCCATGCTTCAAGACCTTGACCTATAGGTTTGTCATTAGGTTCTAATAACCATGCTCCAACATACTCATGCTTTTTTAAATTTTCTACTGTTACATAACCACTTGTTGTTTCATCAAACGGATATACAACTACAAAACTATTTGGATTGGGAACATCACTTATTGTGTATTCTCCTGAGATTGCATTTCCGCTTGTAAAATTTAATTGAATTTTATCGTTTTTATTTAAATTATGATTTTCAAAATCAACTGTTATATTTACTCCAGATTGAGAATATTTAGCTGCTAATTTAAGTGGTTCATTACCTTCATCATGAACTAGTGACCACATTGCTGCGTAAATATGTTTACACCAACGAAGTTGATAATATTGTAAATTTTGAAAAGAATTTTCTTGTTCATCTTCATATTCTGGCAGCTCATAAAAATTGTTAATAGTTACATATCCTAAATCTCTAAAGGTACCTGGAATATCTCTTTCGTCACTAAGAGTTCCATCTGGTTGTAATACATTTCCGGGTTTTGTATCCCTAATTGGTGTTACTGGAAATCTTGAACTATTTGATCTTTTAAATAAATCATAACTATCTCTTCTAGAAAAATCTTGACATGAACAGTTCCATCTTAATTCTGTTGTTAAAAATCGACCCACTGCAAAACCTCTGTGAGCTGGGACAGTGGTTTTAGCTACCGTATCTACAGTTTTTGCTCCATAACTATCTTTCTTTTGAAATATTATTTCATTAGTATTAGCATCAGATCCGGTTACTGTATATCCAACATAATCGTCATATCTAAAACCTCTCAATAATCTACTTAAAGTAAGATTTCCTGATGTAGATCCACTTGTAATTGTAGTGACTTTAAATTGTGTGGTTGATGTAACTTCTATTGTGTATCGACCAGAAGAAACATTACCTGTACTTACATCTAAAAATACTTTGTTACCTGTAGATAAACCATGAACTGAACTACACGTTACAGTGACTTCTGATCCTGATCTTGAATATGTAGAGGAGATTCCTGGATCTTTTTCAATTATCCGATCAGCCATTCTTTCACCAGCAAGAAATGCTACTTCTGTTGGTAAAGTTCTTAATTTAACTCTTACAAATCTCCACCTAGTGTCAGTGAATGTTGTTGAATTGTGATAGGTTACATTACCTGACGTTGTTAAAGAATTGGTAGCTGTAACAGTAAATGTATTTTGAGTTTTACTTACAATTTCTAATGTCTCATCAATTCCAGTGCCAGTAGAAATATCTAAGAAAACATCATCTCCCGGAAATAAACCATGATCTGTTTTAGTAACAACTAAAGTTGTTCCTGTTTGTTGGTATGTAGCATCTACAGAGGGAGCTAAATATCTAACTGCAAGTATAGGTAAACCAAAATTATAAAAACTGAATCCATCTGTGTCTCTCATTCCACAAACATGTTCACCTAATTCTTTATTTTTAGAAGGAAAAGTAAATATTCTTGCTGGTATAAAAACTCCAGGGAATTGTTGGAATGTAAAAAATAATCTATAATCTCCTCTTCTATCTCTTTCTTTAGAAGTTGATCCTAATATTGTTTGCATCATTACATATAATTCATATCCTCTTCTCCACCTAGTCCACAAAGAATCTTGATTATAAAACTTTACTTCACTTTCTAATTGATATCCATCAGAACCTCTCGGATATATTCCTTCTTTTTTTGGATTATTGTTAAAATTTTTAAAACTTTTAAAATTAAATTTGGATGGCTCACCGAAACCTTTTATTTCGAATGCCATAATCTTTAATAGAAACCGCCCTGTACGTTACAATAAAATCCATTTGTTAAAGCATTAGCACCACTTGCAGCTACATACAAAGCTTGACCTCTCTTCAACATTAATCCTCTTTGTTTAGGAGCTACCTCATTATTAGCAGATATAAAATTAGATCCAGCTTGGACTGTAGGATGATTTATAAGAGGCAATATTTCATTTAAAGTTAAACTGTAATATTGTTGACTACAATCTATGCTCGCAACAAATAATGGAAAAAATTGATTTATATTCGTAACTGTTCCAGTATTTACAAGATAAAAACAAAAATCAGTAGGTAATGAAACATTTACATTTCCTGTAATCGCTGAGCCCCCTACTGTTGGAACTGTTACATCAAAAGTAGTGCTAGTAAAATTGACTGTATCTTGAACTTCAAAAGTATCATCTTTTGGGACTGTTCCTGAACTGTAACTTGTAAAATCTAAAAATACATTCTGACCAATTTCTAAATTATGCCCTGATGCAACAGTAACTGTACAAGTGGTGTTAATTGCAGAATATGTTGATGCTGTAGCTGTTACTGCATCAATTGTTTGTAAAACTCTTTTTGTATACCTAAAAAATATTTCATCTATGTATGCTCCACTAATAGCAGTATCCGTTAAAGATGAATCAGCATCAAATACTTTAGTAGCACCACCAGTTGATGTAGGTATCAAACTTGTTAAGAAAGATTGACCCGAAGAAACCGTGCATAATGTGGAGGCGGTTGCTGGACGATCCACCATTAATGGTTGTTTGTTTGAACTACTGCTTGACACTTTTACTTTCTAAGAGACTTAGTTTAATTATATAGGAAGGTTTTTTTCCTATTTTTCTTCTTTTTTCATCTTTTTAGACTTAGCATCTTTAGCTTTGTCTAATGCTTCTTT